GAAGATGAAGTTCTGAATAATGGTATCAATGGAACGAGAGGTGCAATTAACTTCTTACAGTCATTGAGAGATATGCTTGCAGGAAGTTCAAAGAAAAGTGTCAACGTAACAGTCAAGTGGGATGGAGCTCCCGCAGTATTTGCAGGGATCAATCCAGAGAACGGAAAGTTCTTTGTAGGAACAAAAGGAGTATTCAACAAAACTCCTAAAGTCAATTACACAGATGCAGACATAGATGCAAATCATTCATCCGGCGGACTCAATGAGAAATTAAAAGTTGCACTCAAGTATCTCCCAAAGTTAGGAATCAAGGATGTTCTACAAGGAGATTTATTATTCACACAAGATGACCTTTCAACAGAGACTATAGATGGAATTCCGTATACAACCTTTACTCCGAATACAATCACGTATGCCGTACCAAAGGAAAGTGCCGATCCGTTCAAAAAATCGAAAATGGGTATTGTCTGGCATACCACTTACACAGGAGAAACGTTACAATCCATGCGGGCATCTTTCGGTGCTAGTATAAGTGGATTGACAAAAACAAGTGATGTGTGGTTCACGGATGCAGATTACAAAGATACTTCTGGAACTGTAAACTTCAACAAGTCAGAGACAGATAAAATAACAGCAGTATTATCTCTTGCAGGGAAAACATTCCGTAACATGAAGTCAAATTTCATGAATCAACTCATGAGTAGAGATGATATCGTGACACTTATCAAGACATTTAACAATACGAAAGTCAGAGAAGGACAGGCCATATCAAATACATCAAGACATACTTCAGATTTGTTAAAATATGTCGATGTCAAACTTCAAAAAAACATAGATAGTGTAAAGACCTCTAAATCGAAACAAGCAAAACAGAAGACAAAAGATGAAGTTAGTCGATTTCTTTCTTCCCATAAGAAAGATCTTCAGACTATTTTTGATATGCAGAATCATCTAGTCGTTGCAAAGAACATGGTTATTCGCAAGTTAGAGTCGGCTAGAGGGGTCATGGACACATTTATTCGTACTGACAATGGATATCGTGTAACACCAGCAGAAGGTTTTGTTGCAATAGACCAAATAGGGAATGCGGTGAAACTGGTTGATCGTATGGAATTCTCACGAGCTAACTTTAATGCAGCAAAGAATTGGACAAAATGAATAAAAATAAAAGAAATGCAAAAATCCTAACTTCTTTAAACGAAGTAGTTGCTAAAGGAAAATTATCTGGTAATACCTTTTCTGTCAAGGTTATAAGTCGGGGCGCAGATGGAAAGAAGGGAACAGATGATGATAAGATCCGTAGAAAAACGAAGACTAAAGTTAAAGGTGATTCTATGGGAGAAGGTTCATCTGATACAACTGATATGTATAAGTTGATGATAAAAGGAATGAAAGCAATGCCGGGTTCACCGAAACAAAAAGAGATTATTAAACAGATAAATGTTATACGAAAAAGATTAGGTATGAAACCTATGACAGAAGAAATAAAAGAAGCATCTGAATGGGAAGAAGTATTTGGAGATTCAACATATCAAGATTCCTATTGGGGCGACCCTGCAACCATTAGAGGTAAGATAGAGATTGCAAGAAATAAAGTAAAGGCAAAACATAAAGAAGAGGATGAAGAAGAAGAACAAACTCATAGTGATCATCAACAACGAACAAACGAATCCAACAAAAAATCCTACGAACAATTCATAAAAGAGGCAAGAGGGTCAACAGCGGTATTCACATTTGGCCGATTCAATCCTCCAACAATCGGTCACGAAAAACTACTTAATGTAGTTGCGAGTACCGCTTCCAAAGCTAAAGGAGATCAATATGTATTTCCTAGTCACTCTCAGGATGCAAAAAAGAATCCCCTCACTAATGATCAAAAAGTCGTGTTCATGAAGATGATGTTTCCCAAACATCGAAATTCTATTATGAAGACAACTGTAAGAACTGCATTTGAGGCAGTATCAGATCTTCATAAAATGAACAAGTATTCAAAAATTATAATGGTTGTTGGAAGTGATCGTGTAAGAGAATTTAATACTGTTCTCAACAAGTATAATGATGTAGAAGGAAAACATGGATATTATAGATTTGATGATATTGATGTTATTTCCGCAGGAGAACGAGATCCAGATTCAGATGGTGTATCTGGAATGTCTGCATCAAAGATGAGGGCTGCAGTTACGGAAGGTGATTACGATTCTTTCAAAATGGGAGTTCCCCCTACTGTATCGGAAAGAGATTGTGAAACACTTTACAAAGCAGTTTCAAAAGGAATGAAAATTAAAGAAGAAAGAATTAGGGAAGAATGGGAATTGGATGAACTTGAAGAAGCACCAAAACCAGCAAAATCTAAACCACCATCGAAAGGTCTTTCTCCCGCACAACGAAGGAGAATGGCATTGAGAATGAAGATTCAAGCAAAGAAACCTTCTTTCATTATGAAACGATTACGATCAATGAAACGTGCTGCGACTAAGGCAAAACTTTTAGTACGTGCAAGAAAAGCTGCAATAAAGAAGGTAGTTGCAAGATTCTATCCAAAAATTAAAACAAAAAGTAGATCAGAACTTAGTTATGCAGAACGTGGAAAAATTTCTGATATAGTTAAAAAGAAATCATCTATGATTGCTCGATTTGCAAAACGAATGGTTAAAGATAAACGTAAACAAGATGTGGAACGTAGAAGATCCATGAATAAACCAAAGGAAGACTAATATGTGCGAAAACGAAGAATGCAAATGCCAAAATTGTACTTGTGATCCCTGTGAATGCACAATTGATAACCCATGTGGTTGCGATGATGAGGAGTTAGTCGCAGCAATATAAGAAAGGAATGAAGTGGCTGAATATACAAATGACGAACCTTGTGAATTTATTTACAACATAACTGCAATAGAAAAAGTTGTTGATGGAGATACTATCGATGCAGTTATTGATTTAGGTTTCGATGTAAGGTTTTGTGGTAGAATTCGTTTATTAGGAATAGATACACCAGAATCAAGAACAAGACACAAGAACGAAAAGGTATACGGAAAGTTATCCTCTGCAGCTCTCAAGTCGTGGGTACATTGGGCAGTTATGTCAGATAGAGATGATATCGAAATTCAAGTTAGATGTCCAGAAGCAGACAGTCGAGGAAAGTTCGGAAGAATCTTAGGAGAGATCTGGATCAATTGCACAGAAGATGGACATGATTTCGGTGGATGGACTAACGTAAACAAATGGATGTGTGAGAATGGTCATGCTGTAGGTTATACTGGTCAAAACAAAGATGATGTAAAAGATGAACATTGGAAGAACAGAGTATTTTTAGCAGAACAAGGTGTTCATGATTTATTGCCTTGGGATGAAGATTAATGTCATATTCGGAGAAGGTTGTTGAGCATTACGAGAAACCAAAAAATGTTGGTAGTCTGGATAGTGAAAGTCCATCTGTCGGTACTGGTTTAGTAGGAGCTCCAGAATGTGGAGATGTAATGAAACTTCAAATAGAGGTAGATGAAGATGAAAAAATCATTGATGCCAAATTCAAAACTTTTGGGTGTGGATCTGCAATTGCTTCTTCTAGCTTGGCGACTGAATGGGTTAAGGGCAAGTCTTTGGATGAAGCACATACAATTCAGAATACGGACATCGTGGAAGAACTTTCTCTTCCCCCTGTCAAAATTCATTGCTCTGTTTTGGCGGAAGATGCTATTAAACGAGCAATTGATGATTATAGAAGAAAACAAACAACATAGTAGGTAGAAATATGAGAAAGGTAATTATGGGTTGGTTTAGTAAGATTAAAGATCATGTAAAAAATATTGCTAAAAATGCTAAACAAGAAGCAGAAGATAATAAGGAACTTGCAGAAACAGTTAAGAAAGAAGTGAAGAAACAAGAAAAGAAAATAAAATCAACTAAAGCAAAAAAAGGTAGAAAGAAGAAGCAGTAATTGCAAGGGTCTATTGTAGAGAACTCACTCAGAAAAATAAAAAGAAAATCAAAACCAATAAACAAGGACTATTATATTGAAACAGTCTTGGAATACAAAACAACAGATGGTTACAAAGGATGGATAGTAAAAATCCGCTCCCTAAAGTAGATCATGGTGTGGATATTGTTGGTGATGAGTGGGAAGAACCAGAAGAAGAAGAGGTAGAGAAAACATTGAATGATATTCTACCGATTTTTAAACAGGATATTGAATTTGAAAAGAGACATGATCCTGTACATCCATACTGCACCAATTGGCCTACAGGAAGTAAGAAAGAAAAAGAAGAATGAAAACATTCAAAGAATATAGTTTACAAGATAAACTTGACAAGTACGTTAGTGATGAAATAAAGAGAAGGAAACTCGCAAGGTTTCCTGTAAATGCTACTGATGATTATAAGATGAAAAAAGGAAAACCAACTTTCAAATTTCCATCTCCAACTGGTGAGATGATGATTCATGTTTGGTTGAGGCCCATGGCAAAACCCGCAAAAAGTCATACAAAAGCATTCAATTATCAATTAGAGGACAAGTAAATGAAAACCCTAAAAGAGTTTATAGATGTTGATGAAGGGAAAGAACCCGCATTTCCCCCAACAATAGACAATCTTAAAAAAATTGTTAAAGACAAACAAAATCAAATGTGGATGTTTAAGGATGGAAGAGCGAGGGTTGATGGTTATTCTGCATCTGCAATGGCACAAGTGTATGATGCAATGAAGAAACCAGATCTCAAAAAGAAATTTGAAGATATGTTGAAAACCAAGGCAGGTTTTCTTAAAATACAAGCATTCGCATTTTCATTGGCAAAAAAGTAATGGATAAAAAAATAAAAAGGTTTAATGAGTATTCATCCTTTGAGGACAAGATCATTGCAACTCTCAAAAAGGGCCCATGTGATCTTATGACACTTTCCCACAAACTCAAAGAGGATATCCTTCCAGTAAGTTCTATGCTCGAACATCTCAAGGTTTATGATAAGGTCGAGGTGTGGAACGAAAAGTGGCAAATCAAAAAGAAGAAGTAATTTGGAATACATGGCCTACTCAAGATGGATCGATTCTAAGTTTTACACTTATTGGGCAGGACAAGCGAATTCTAAGGAAGATGAAGTGTTTATCGTACATTATGATTTAGAAACATATCGTAGTTTTACTTATACAGAATGTAAACAAATGATCGATGATACTATGAGAATCAAAGGAAAAATGAATTTTATTGATAATGATGAAGAAGCAACAGAGATACAAGGTTACATGAAACAATTCATAGAATCAGTAAATCATCGTTATTTGGTTGAACTTAGAGGTGGTCAATGAGAGTGGGGCCAACTTACCAAAGGTCAACCCCTGACAGTCTTTCATGCCAAAAATATTTAGGAAAAAATGTTACGATTTAAACAATATATTGCAGAAATTGGTGTAGATCCTTTTAAGATAGTAGGGAAACCAGCATGGACTGAAAGTTTATCTACTATGTTGTTTGATCTTCCAAGAGCAGGAATAAAAGATATAAAGATTCCATTGTCTCCTGCAATAATGAGAAGGATATGGCCCAAACCAGTTCGTACAACAGTATTTCATTTGACTGATTATACTGGACTTGGAAAATTGAAAAAAATGCAAGGGGGAAAAAGATCGGTTTCTGCATTCTTTTATATTGATCCTATTGTTATTGAAACTGGAATTAAGTCAGAGGGTGGATATATTGCAGAAATGGAAGCAGATGTTCTTGTTGCATCACAAGATGATATTTCAAGTCAACCAGATAAAACAGGCAGAAGATGGGTGACATTGAGTTCACTTATGAATAAACCTACTGATGCAGATCCTGGCTTGGGTGGTGGTGCAAAATTGAAGGGAATGGAAAAAGATATAAGTGGAATGCTAGTAAACATTATTGTAGATCATAGTGATATTACACCATTACCAAATTTCAATAAGGCTTGGAATTATCTTGGTAAGTCAACTGGTGGAAAAGAAAAGTCATTAATCATTAAAGATTATCTGGATGGAATGGAAAAAGTTATGAAGAAACATTCCAAAGTATTGGGTACTTTACTCACGGATTACACAAAGAAAAGAATTCAAAAACCAGATCCAGATAGTGGGGATTTACCAATGTGGGATGAATTGGTAGTCAACAATTTCACGATAAAGAAAGTTCATATCGGCCCAGAGTTCGGCCCAGATTGGGAAGATGACGAAGATATAGATGGATTTCCATTTGAATTATATCAAGACACAGGAGATATGGCAGATTACATCACAAGAAAATCACAGAGTGCGAGGTTATGAAAACATTCAAAGAATTTTTTACATTAAATGAAAGAAGTATGTCTTCAGGACAAAAGCTTGTTCAAATGCAATACTATTGGAGCAAACTTTCTCACTTGGCTTCTGATGAAACGAAAAAGAAAAATATGAAAATGAGATTTGGGATTAAGAATATTAAACTCGATAAAAAAGGTGGAAAGTTAGTATCATTTGATGAAGAAGCAAATTCCAAGTATATTGTTTCCAAAAATCCACACGACAAGAAGTGGTATGTAATGGGTCATGTTGGAAGAAACAAATGGATGCCAGTTTCTAATGGATTTAAAAACAAAGCACAGGCACAGAAGTGGGCAAAGAGTCAAGATAAGGTAGACTCTGCAGCTCGTGGAGAAATAGGTAATGTATAAGATGAAAAAGTTTAAAGAATTCATTTCAGAAGAACCAGCATTTACAGAAGAAGAATGGGGAGATATTCTTTTCGCCAAAGAATTGAAACTCAGACAACTCACCGAAAGAGTATCTAAGTCAGACTTAGATCAAATAGAGAAATATGCAGATAAGTTATTTGCAGCCGTAGGAATCGATGTAGAGTTTACCAGACATTTTCTTGACAGGGTAAATGATGAACGAAACAAGAAACCAATCAATCAGGCAGAACTTATTCGGTTGTTTCGTTTGACATACAAGAAGTATGGCAAGAAAATTGCAAAGATGAATCCAGATGCAGAAGCAGTTATTTCAGATATGGAAACGGATGTCAATATGCCATTTGTTCTTAATCTTGATAAAAATGGAATGCTTGATCTTGTTGCAAAGACAGTAATGAGAAAAAAGGATTTTAAGACAAGAAATCAAAAGTTAAGGGTATAAAAAAAATAAATAGGTGTAAGAGATTATGAACTTAGTGTTACAATTTAATCTTCTTTAGGGAGAAGTCTACTATGTACTCGATACAGTACGAGAAGACGCTTCCGCCTTGGTATATCGGAACGGATGTAATCCAAGCGGAAACCTCAGAAGATGCTGTGAAGGAATTTTACAAACATCACAATTCTTTTGAAGATAGAATTCGTAGTGTTCGTGAAATGCAAAACACCTACCATAGTCAAATTATGTAAATGAAGATGTAGTGTCACTTGATGTTGGTGGCACTACTGATTTAGTGACAAAGTTCAAAAAATAGGAAAAAATGGCAGACGATTTCGATTTTGGGTTTAGTGCGGTATCTACCGATGAATTCAAAAAGACACAAACAGATACAGACACAACTCCGCCATCTAGTGTATCATCAGATGAGTTCGATGAGTTAAGTAAAAAGATAGATGCTATTTCAAGTTTGATACATTCACTTGGAGATAAAGAAGATACTAGCCTGTTCGATGAAACAGGAGAAAAGATTTCCCGATTAGAGGGAAAAGTGGATAAGATATTAGAGATAGAATCGACACAGATTGCGAGTGCATTGAGTGAACAAGGAAGTTCAATACGTGCAGTTATAGATGAAGTGGAAGAAAGAAAAGGAGAACTGAATGATAAGTTCTCTTCAAAACTTAAAGAATTAGAATCGTTGGTCATACCGATGTTAAAAGGTCTGATGAAAAATGCAGACAAAGAATACATCTACTGGCCAGACAGGACTCCGATATTGGAGAAACAAATAGCAAAGGTTTATAGCATAACGAGGCCAGAATGAAAAAATTTAAAGAGTACTTAGGAGAAGCATTTTTCAAAGTTAGGATTCCAGATGTTGCACCAACATTTGTGGAAGCAGGAAGTAAAACAGCAGTTAAAGCAAGTATGCGAAAAATTATGAAACCAGATGCAATTAAGGATTTAGAAATTGAAAGGGTTACTCCTGCAAAAATGAAACAGATGTATCGGGATATGGCAAAAGGTAAAGACGAAGTTGAGGAAGGAATTCTTGATCTTCTTACTAAAAAAGGCCGAGACAAACAAGCGAAAGTATCTAGGAGATTAGCAGGAGTGCGAAAGGTTCAAAAGAGTCGAGAAGATGAAATAAGCAGAATGGATCGTTTACAAACAAAGGGAGCAGGACAACATTCCCTTTCACCAGATGAAAAATCAGAACTTAGTAGATTGAGATCAAAATATAGAGATGTTGTCAAAAAACGAGAAGATAAGAATCGGAAATCGATGCCAAAAGGTTAGGAATGCTCCAGTTTAAAGAATATCTCGATGAACAAGTTCGATGGGCAGGAAGTCTATCTGACAAATTATTCGATATGGGAATAGGATTAACTGGTCTTTGGTTGCCAATGTCCACTCCTATCTTCAGACGAATAGGATTAGATGATTTTCGGACAA